CGAAGCTGCTGAGTAATAGCCTGGCGTCCACCTAATTCGATGGCATTAGGCAGAGAGACGTTGTACCGAGCGGCGGCACGCTGCATCTCTTCGTCGTAGTTGTTGCGGACCTGGAGCAGGTAGGTCAGCGCCTGCTCGAACTCGGCCTGCAAGTCCACGCTCGGTAGCCAGTTGGCACCGAACTGCGAAGCCTGAGACTGAGTGGCTATGTAGAGTGCATTGATGTACACCGCGAGGTCATCCGAAGATAGCCGCTGCCGAAGTTTTCCTTCGGCCATGGTGGACTCAAAGCCTGAGGCCTGCGCGTACTGGATGATGAGCTGCGGCTCATTGAAAGAAGGCGTGATTTTCGCCTGTGCGGGGAAAAGGTAACTCATGTCTCGCCTCCTAGATGACGATCAGGGCCGCGTCGCTTGGATCACTCCAAGAGAGCACGCCGGAAGTGTTGAGGACCATGCGGCAGTTGTCGGACACTTCCAGCACGCGAACGCTGGCGGGAAGCTCGATGGTGGTGCTCGAACTGGTCAAGGTCAGGTTGTAGTTCGCCGTGTCCCAATAGAACGTCCCGGAAATGTCCGCGCCTTCCAGCGACGTCAGAACACCAGATGCCAGAGGCACCGGAATACGCGCGTTGCTGCCGAAGATGTAATACGGCACATTGAAACCCACCGGGAACGTCGGAACCTGACTGCCTGGGGTCTGGATGGCGTTGATGCCCTGGTCGTAGACCATGAAGCCATTAAGCTGCGTGGTCGTGGCCGGTGCAATCTGATCGCCAGTGCGGTTGTTGCCGGAGCTCGATGGCGTGTTTACGGCCACACCGATGCCGCCCCAAAGCGACACGGTGCCGGTCAGGATGCCGGAACGCAGCCATCCACGGCTCACCCAGTCGTCTTTGGTGAGACCTTGAATCCAGCGGTTGTTGGTCTGAAGGATGAAGCTGTTTTGCGGCTGCGTCATCAAAGCCGGGTTGAAAGTGACATCACTCATTGTCTATCTCCTAGTGCACGGCTTTGGGATTGAGGAACTTCAGCCGACGAACAGCTCCGGCCCGGAAGGGCGCGGTCCAAGCGGCGGAATCGCCGATGTAGTCGGTTCGGATATGCCCGTTGTCATTCCGGGTAATGGCCCGCAAAGTACCGGCGGGGACGATGGCTTCCGAGCGAGTCGCGGCCAAGGCATCGGTGTAGATGCGATCCTCGACCACGGCAAAGGCTTCGCCGGTGAGGCTGTCCACGCGGACATCCTTCATGCGATCCGAGAATTTGCGCAGGCCATCTACGAGGCGCTTGCGGTAGGCAATGGGGGACTCACCAGGAATGGGCGCACTCGCCGTCTGGCCGGTCAGGGCCTGATAGATGCTGTCGGCGCGGCTACGCACTTCCGCGATGGCGTTGCGATCCTCGATGGTGGGCTCGGAATACACGTCATTCAGACGCTTCTCCATCTCGGCGATCTTGGCGGCCTGCTGGCGAAGGGTGATGGCTTGAGCGGCATCCTTGCGGGCGCGGTCCTCTCGATCCGTATCAGCATCGGTATCGCCTTCGGTGTCCTTGCGCTTGGCGTCCTTCTTCGACTCCTCGCTGTCCTTGGCGTCTTTCTTATCCTCGTCGGAGTCCTTCTTGTCAGCCGCTTCGACAGGTCGTGAATCCTTCTTCTCCAGAGCATCCAGACGGGACATGATGGCATCCAGCTTTTTGACGCTGTCGGACCAGGCCGGGATCTCTTCATCCTGCCCGTCCTTGCGCTTGGCGTCCTTGCGCGGCTTGCCTTCCGTGGTCTCTACCGGATCTTCGCCGAGATCACGGGCCTCATCCTTCTTCTCTTCCACCTGCTCCTTGAACTCCTTTGCTTTCGACTCGTCGGCCATTGGTATGTCCTCATGTGATTGGCGACATTAAAAAAGGCCGCCAATCGGCAGCCTTCGTTGGTACTACTTCGTTGTCTAGCCGTTGTTCACGCCTTGCGGCTCTCCGCGCTTGTCCCACACACCGGCCTCGCACACCGCGATGTGATCCAGGATCTTCGGCTTGCCCTCAAGCAAAAGTCTGGAGCCGTCATCCGTCCGCATGTACGTCATGTTGTCCTTGTCGAACGTCACTCCCGGACTGGTCGAGATGTGCGTCGTCATCATCAGTTCGGCGGCATCTCGGTCATAGATGCGGGCAATACCCCACACTTCGGTCGGGCTGTGCTTGTCGTCATCCGCTGACGGGATGTAGGGCAGGATGATGGAGCCTATTGATCTGTTACGATATTCGTCTGTGTTCAGCATGCCTTTGGCCGGATGATCGAATATCACCGATAGGCCGTTGCAGCGTTCCAAGAAGTCGTCGCACAAGTAGAACTCGGGCGGCCGGAAAACGTACTCGTCCAGTTGCGGGCGGTAGCTGATACCAGTCCCACTGATCCGGATGTCAAACAGCCACGCGTTGCCGATATTGGCCGGAGACTCCATGAGGCCGTCACGGATGCCCTTGGCTATGTCCATCTCGGTAAGAACATCGCCTTGCGCCACCCTGTCTACGGAGTCCACAAACTCCTTGCCGACGCTCTGCGGGACACCGCCATAGCCGCCTTTCGTGTGGGCGGCGGCCTCCATCAGACGTTCCTGCGCCTCGGACTTAGCTGGCACGTTTGGCTCCTTTGCGTTCTCGGCCTTTTTCGGTCAGGCAGTCGTCGGGAAGATCACGGATGTTGTATATCCACACGGCCCAGCATCGGCAGAAAACTGCCGTCGATGGCATATCTATCTCATCGGCGTAAGGGTTCGGCCCGCGCTTCATCAAACCGGCTTCAATGGCCCAATTCCCACGGATGGCGAAAAACTGGCCGTCGCGGGCTTCGTGTTCCGGCCGGGCGTCGTATCCCGCTTGGTGGACATGCCGCCACACAAACCCGATGGCGTTGTTATCCTCGGCGATGACCTGCTGGACATTTGCTACGAGCTTGTGGCCCTGGTCGATCACGACCCGGCGCTCTTCAAAGGTCATCTGCCTTAAAGACTTGCCGATCGCCTTCTTGTCATCATCCGTGTGCCGGGTTCCCCCGGGAGGGATGCTTGTCACAAGCCCGGAGAACCGTTGCAGCACCTTTTCGATGCTCTGCTCTCGGTGCAGCTTTATCAGGTCGATGCTAGACAGGATGCGGCGCTCCAGGATGGGCGCGAGCTTCGGCCCCATGCGCTGGATGGTGTACTCCGTCAAGGCCGGATGCTGGCGCTTCAGAGCCGTGACACTAGTCGCATCCTTGAACTTCTTACCGAGTCTCGCCTGAACGACGCGGCGCAGATGATCGTAGGATGGCAATACGTTCATGGCCGCTACCCTGAGACGGCCTAGCCAATAATTCAGCCTGTCGCGGCTGTCGTAGCCTGTGCGCCGGAACTCCTCAAGGGCCTTGGCGAGAATCCGATAAAAGTCACTCAGCTTCATCGGGGTCTTCGGCGGTCTTTGTCTCGGCCTCCGATTCCGGCCCGTCGGGCGCATCTCCAAACGCTGCGGGTATCGGCTCCGGCTTGTAGCTCTCGATGGCGTCCGCGTCGATAAGCAGAGGCGAGGAGTAGAACTCCTTTTCATCATTAGCGACGTCTGCCAGCCACGCGCAGACTGCGGCCTTCGTCTCAGGCCCCGGGTCTGCCCCTAATATCGTGGTGGCGAGCTTCGTTGCGGAGTCGAGCTTCGCTTGCGAGGCCTTGGCCTTCTCCGAATCCGGCTCGGTCAACAGGTTGGGCCACTTCGGTTCCCAAGCGTCCCGCCATTCCTGAAAGGCCACCTTGTAGGGCACATTGGCGTAGCGTTCCGGGAAGCGGCGTTGCACTTCCTGATAGAACACCGGGTTCCAAGCGCGATGCTGGACGATGTTGTCCATGAACTCGAACGCCGGATTGATCTCTAAGCGCACGCGGTCGATGTATTGGGCAATCTGCTTCGCGTCCTCTGTGCCTTCCCCGAACCCTTCGGCCAGGGTTTCTTGCGTCAGGAACTGCGCCGGTTGCCCGGCTGCGGTGGCGATGTTCACGAGGATGTTGCGCCGGGCGTACTCACCGGCTGCGTTGACGTGTTCGAGGTTCAGGCTTGCGAGATCCTCGGACTCGCCGATGGATAAAACGTTGTTGGTTCGTGCCCCTTGGATGGCGGAACGCTGCATGCGCTTGAAGGCGGATGCCGCCCTATCCAGGACACTACCCGGACTCTTGCTCTTATAGACCAGAAGTCCGAGCTTGTCTTGCACCATCTGATCGGCCAGCATCGAGACCACAAACGACTTGAGCGGGAAAAAGGCCCGCTGGTACACACTGCGACCTACGAAGCCGTAAGCCGAGTTCGACCACTGTATCCAGATCGGCTGCTCGTGCATCAAGACCATCGTCTTGGTGTTCGACAACGGCAGGCCAGAAACCGAGACCTGCCTCGGGTGCATGTAGTCTACGGCAAGAGGGTCTTGGTTCAGCACCAGGGAACCTGCCGTCACGAGCGGATCGTACAGGTTAAAGTACAGGTCTTCCTTCCACAGGTTCTCGAAGTCCAGTGGCTTCTCAAACGGCGCTGCTTCCCCGTCTTTCTGCAGGACGTTCACAAACAGCGTCGAGATGCCGTAAATGTACGAAAGCTGCCCTGAGCGGAAGATGATATTGTTGGCCCCAATCCCGCCAATTTTCTGCCACTCCTTTCGGAACGCCTTCATCAGCATTTCTTCGGGAGCACCGGGGATCTCTAAGATGCGCTCTTGGCTCATCGCCAACTGCAAGGGCTTGTCTACCATCCTTGCCCCTAATGGATGGTAGCTATAGATGATCTTGCAGGCTTCGTAGCCGATGTCAGCACCGGGGTCAATGGCATCCTGTTCAAGGATCTTCATCAACTGCGACGGCATGCCAGAGCCGGAGATGCCGATGTAGCCGGTTCCCCCTTCGTCTATCCCATTTGTGAATGGCATCAGTAGCCGTCCGCGTTACCCAAGGCGATCAAGGGTCCGTACATGAAACAGTCGAGTAGGTCTTTCATGTGATCCTTCTTCTCCTGTCCCATGGCGAATCGGCTGATCTGGTCCCACATGTGGTTTTTCATCTGCCCGCGATATTTCACCGTCTTGTCGTAGGCGTGGCGCGAGAACTTGACTTGGTCCTTGGCGACGTACGGACTACAGGCGATGGCTCGGCCTTCCTTGCCCGCCGCTGTCAGCTTGCTGTCGATGGCGTGGACGTTGCGGCCCTGCGCCTCGGCAGTCTGCAAAAGCTGGATGCCGGAGGATGCGTCCTCGATCCAGATGCCCACATTCCCATGGCGCGGCTTCAGGGTGTCGGCCAGTTCTTCGAGACGAGACTCGATGTTCGGCAGCCACTCCATGAGCAGGCTGGCCTTGATCTGCACTACGTCCCAGTCCATAAGGACAAGCGGAATAAATGGATCGCGGCTCTTGGCCCATATCGCCATAGCACTGCCGTCGTGTTTCGCTCC